GTTTGCATCTCAAACAGTTCCTCAAAAAATTTCTCAAGGAGCAGCAGCAGCACAAAATGTTTTTGACGTAAAGGCAAGACTAAGAGAAAGAATGACAGTTGCTGAATTAAGAAAGTATGGAACAAAGGCAAATCCTAATATGGGAGAAAAAGCATATGAGGCTGCTGCAACTGCTACTGGAGGCGCACCGCTAACTGGTGGTGGCAAGAGTTTAAGACAAATTCAGGTTTCTCGTCAAGGTCTTGCATCTCAAATGAATCTTGTTCAAGCAAGATCAAGTCAAATTCAAAGAGATATTTCTCAAAAGGAAGATGAATTAAACAGAGCAATTGAAGAAAAGAATAAGTATTACGATAATTTAATTGATACTGAAAAAGATTCTATTGAAAAAAATGAGTCAAAACTTAAGAAAGAATTTACAGACTTAATTGATGAAAAGCAAAAAGAGTCTAATAAATTAAGTAATGACCTAGCAATTATTAATAATCAAGAAGAAAAAATCAATCAGGTTTATGATGAAAGAATCAATGCTTTAACAAAGACACAAGAAATTAATCAACGACTTATCTCTCAGCAACAAACACAACTTGGTTTAGCAGATGCAATTACACAGGGTGATATTGCTGCAGCAGCCCGTGCTGCACAAGAAATGCGATCACAGAATGCAGCAGCATACGCAGAAGATACAACTAATGCTCTAACACAAGCAAGAGATAATCAGATTAAGGGTCTAAAGGGCGCAGAGTCTGGAATGACAAAGGAACAAATTGCAGAACGCCAGTTCAAGATATCTCAAGAAATTTACAAGTTAGAGACAAACCCTGCAAGACTTGCTATTGTTGCTGCAATCGAGGCATCACAGGCTTTGATTACTAAGCATGAAAAAGATAGATCAATAGAAATTGATGCAATTAATGCAAAGTATGATATAGAAATTTCTAAACTTAATACAGCACTAAAGGCACAAACAGACATACTTGATAAGTTAGAAAAAGAAGATGCAGCACTTGCTGCACAAGAAGCAGAACTTAATTTAATTCTTGATAGTCTGCTCAATATGGATGATCTTGCTGGTAAGACTTTGCAAGACTTTGAGGACATGGTTCTTAAGGCAGAAGCGATGGCAGAATCACTTGAGGAAGATATCGTTAAGGCAATGATGGCTATCGAGGAAGACTCAAAGAGCGCTTCTGGATCTTGGACAAACATTGTAGACAAGATTAATGCACTTCCAGATTCAATTACTATTCAAAGCATTATAAATGAAGTAAGAAACATAACCGAAAATATTACAAGATATATAACAACTATTACAACTGGTGGTGGCTCAAGTTCAAGTTCGTCAAGTAGTTCAAGTTCATCAAGTAGTTCAAGTAGTTCAAAGGTTGGTCAAGGCAAAGATGATGGAGATAGTTCTTCGCTTGGTTTTAATAATGGAAACCCATTTTCAGGTGATGGAGATAAGGGAAGTACTGCTTCAGACCAGGCACGATCAGATGCACTTGCAAGACTAAATTGGGGAACATGGGAAAGAGATGCTTCTGGAGGATATATAAAGCCAAAACGATTTGCTATTGGTGGTACTGTAATAGGTACAGATATTATTCCAGCAATGCTAACTCCAGGAGAATTTGTAATGAGTAGATATGCGGTAAATACATATGGAGTAGATAGAATGAAGGCAATAAATTCTGGATCAGATATGTCTTCCCCAGTGTATAATTATGAGTTAGTAGTAAATGTTAAATCAGATGCTAATGCAAGCGATATTGCAAACACAGTAATGGCTAAGATTAAGCAGGTAGACGATATGAGATTAAAGGGGAATAGATTTTAATGGCTACAAATCCTAATGCTGCTGCATACATGACAGGTAGAAAGAAGTATGGAAGACCACAGGCAATGCTATGGTCAGAAAACTCTGGAACACTTTCTAGTGGCCTATATATTCCAAACGGGTACGAAATAGGTGCAAATCCAGGAACACAGGTAGGGGATGACTCACTAAATCAGTTCCTCATACTGTCTGATGATAATAGATCTGAAATAAACATCGATCAAAATAGAATAGAAAAACGTGAAAGAATGATTAATGGAAGGATGAGATCTTATCATGTTGCTGATAAACTAAGTATCTCAACATCTTGGAACATGCTGCCATCAAGAGCATATGCTTTATCACCAGATTTTAATGCATCAAATGGATCATCTACTTACAATGGGTCTTATGGGAAACCAACAGGTGCAGATGCCCAGTACACTTCAGACGGTGGTGCAGGTGGAGTTGAAATGCTTGACTGGTATGAAAATCATAAAGGCTCATTCTGGGTTTATCTTGCATATGATAAGTATGCTAATTTTGGCAAGGAAGATGCAGCATATGGGCACTTGGCACAGTACAATCAAGTAATTGAAATGTTCTTTGCTTCATTCCAATACACTGTTGTTAAGCGTGGAAGTTCAAACTATGATTTTTGGAATGTCTCAGTAACACTGGAAGAAGCGTAATATGTTTCAGAATGATGAATTAAAAAATCACCTAGAAACTTCTTCGGTAATCAGAACTCAGTCAGCAGTCATTGCTGAATGGAATATGAATATTCCTAATAATATTAAGAAGATTGGTAACTATAGATATAGACCAGCAGACTCAACATCTATTTACAATAGTCTGATTAACAGTTTTGACATGAACGAAAATGAATTTTCTCCTGTTAAGTTTTATTATGGTGCCACAGATGCCGATATTCGTTTAGACGGCGGTGTTGATGACTTGGGTCAACCAATTACTCTAACTCCAAAGAAGGACAAGGTAAAACTTTTTTACTCTTTAGAAAGTTGCTTTTATAAGTTTAGACCTAGATCTGGTATTAATAAGGCCAAGTATTTAAGTAATTCATACATACATCATACTAACACCAGTATGGCAGATAGACCAAGATATTATATGCCAGACAAGGATGACTACTTTAAGTATTGGACGTCTTACAGAACAGAAGACGGCATAGAATATGGAATATCAAATAAAGTAGTTAATGGTCAACACTATATTTCAGATGCAGCACCTTTTGTTGTTTATGAAAATAAAGTTCCTACAAATCGTGTAATTGTAAAAATGCAAACACATGTTGGTTCTGTTGACCTTGGACCATTTTCAAAGTCAAGTGGATCATTTCCAGATCCATTTTATGGAAACTCTAACAAGAGAACTCCAGTTAAGTGGAAGATTCAATCATTACAAAATAACAATTGGATAGACATAAAGTCATTCAACGCATCATCAACAAGAAGAGATGGGACCCCGCTAATTTCATCAGACGGGTACCTAGAGTTATCTTATGGTTTAATAGTTCCAGATAGATATAGAGATGTTTTTATAAAGGCGGACGAGTATTCGTCTGATAACTTTCTTCCAGAAAAAAGTATAAAAGGTTATGCATATTTAATTAAGACAAATGATCTAGACCTTGGAGTATATCACATATGGTTTGAAGATAAGTATGAAACATTTACACCAGTTTATGGTTGGGATGTTGCAGATGAGTCAGTAAGCAGACTTACAAACTTTGTCACAGATTTAACTTCACCAATCGCATACTCAAACTCAACAGATGGCCAAAATACTTACAGAGAGTTTGAGTACATTGAGGGACTTAGAGTTGTAGTCGATACTATGACAAGATCAGATTCAACTTTTGACTTAATAGAATTATCTCCAAGACTTGTTGTAGATCTTTCAGATAAAACAATTGATTTTTCAATTACAAAGACTGCATCTGATCTTGGACTGTCTGGTCTTCCAGTTGGGCAATTGCTTGCATCGAATGGTACACTTAAGTTGTTTGACTACGACCAAGCATTTAATATTAATAATAATTCAAGCATAGTTAAAAATTACATAACTAAAAATATTCAGATTAAATTGTATGAGATTGTAGTTAACGTAAATGGATATGATTATTTTGTACCAATTAAAACAATGTACACAGAGGGCTTCCCTGACATTGATAATGAAAATAGACAGGTATCTTTAAAGTTAAGGGATATGTTTTTCTACTTTGAATCAATAACTGCCCCACAAACTCTTGCAACTAGCGCATCACTTAGTTATGCAGTTTCTATGATTCTTGACTCAATTGGATTTTCTAATTATACTTTTAAGAGAATCCCAGGAGAACCAGACCCAATAATTCCATACTTCTTTATATCTCCAGACACAACAGTGGCAGAAGTTTTAAATCAACTTGCTGTTTCAACTCAAACCGCAATGTTTTTTGATGAGTATAACAATTTTGTTATGATGAGTAAAAACTATATTCTTCCAACAGTAGATGAAAGAGTAACAGACTTTGAGTTGCACGGATCTAAAGATTTTGTTAAAGATGGAGTTTTGCAAAATAAAACAACCAACAATAAACTAGCAAATATAATATCTGTTTCTTCTCAAAATAATGACATCTTTAATGATGGCAGTATCAATTATAAGAGCAGATATATACAAAAGACGTATGGTTCACTAAAGCAAGCAAGCCTTATAGATAAAGAAAAGACATGGATATACAAGCCAGTGCTTTTATGGGAAGTAACGGGGGATCAAAATACAAAGTCAATAAACGATCAATCTAATAACCAGTCTAGTTATACACTTGCAGCAATACCACTTAACTCAAACTTATCTGCTACCGTTCCATATGTTGCCAATAATACTTTGCTTAATAACGTAATGGACCTTGGTGAGGGAGTTTATTGGCTATCTAGATATAACGGATATTTTTATTCAAATGGAGAAGTCATAAAGTTTGATGCAGTCGAGTACAGCATAACTGGTTATGGAAATGTTTGGATTAATAACGTACTTGAATACCAGAATTACTTTTCTAAACTAACTCATAATGGAAAGATTTATCCAACTGGTTTGGTGAGAATCTACTCTGTACCAAACTATCAAGAGATTAACGGTGTTACAAAACTAAAGAATGGTCCAGTTTCAAAGCACGGCAGAGGTCAGTTTGGAACCAAAGTAGTATCTCACAGTGCAGGACTAGACCCATATTGGACATCAAACGATTCTGTTCGTGGCTGTACAATGAGGTCAGAACTTTTGTTTAGCCTTGCAGATCAGTCATCAATTGACACTCAGACACAAACATTAACTTTGGATACACAGGCAGCGGGTGTTTCAAACTCACTAGCACAGCAGTCTATTAGAACTGGAATTATCAAAAACTTTTTATCACAATACTATGGAACAGAAACAGACCTTAATAGATTAAAAACAACACAAAGCGGAACAATCCAGTCATCTGCATTTATAATTAATGGTCCATCTTTTACGACAACACAAAGCGGCATTGACTTTGTTTCTTATGTCCACAAGCCACTTACAAATAAATTTAAGCATTTTGGAACACGAATGAGAATAATTGGAAAGATTGAAAACAATCAAAATCGTGGTCAGACTCCTATTGGTAGTGATACATACTTTGTTGTAACTGGTAACTCTCCAGATCAAAATATTAATATCAGTGCTGGTTCTGGAGGAATGGCAGTAATGCTAAACCCATCAACCAATGTTGGTTACTACTTTGAAATATTAGCACTAACCGAAAACAATGTTAATAGTTATAGCACATCAGCAGAAAACTTAGACAATGTTGTTTTCTATAAGGTTATGAGAGATTCAGCAACCTCACAGGCTATACCTCTAAAACTCTGGGGCGGATTAACAAATATCATCGTTGATGATGGAAAGTTTACGGGGCAGTCAAGAATGGTTGGAGAAGAAAACCCAACAGTATACGACCTAGCAGTAGAGTATCAAGATCTTGGAAACATAAGACGATTCTACCTATACATAAACAACAGACTAATATCTACAGTAGACGATACATCACCACTACCAATCTATAATAATATGGCTATGTTTGTTCGTGGATCTGCAAGATGTATGTTTGAAAACCTTTATGCACTAACTAATAACTATAGTCAGAACACAACCTTTGCACTAGATACACCAGTTATGTCTGCAGTCAATGACCAAGAAATAGATGTTAATGAATCATTTAGAAAATATGCTATGAGTGGAGTAGTTCAATCAACATATCTATCAGGAATAAGTGCATCACAACCACCAGAGTATAATATTTACTTTGAAGAATTTGGATCTATCATGAGAGAGGCAGCATACTTTAATGTTAGATACGACAAGGCATACCCTGCTCTTTATGCAAAACTTTCACCAACGTTTAATAAGATAAAAGGATATACTGTTTCTGGATTTAGAGCAGGTTCATATGGAGCAGAGTTCCTGATTTTTAACTCAACGGATACTGCTCTTAGCCTTGATGAAACAACTGGAAACTATTTAAGAATTCAAGGTGTCACATTTACACAGGAATCTCAGCACGAGTTGACTATGGATGAATACTTTAGCAAGAATAGTGATTTTTCAAATCCAGACATTTCAGGATCAAATCTGATTAAGTCTCCAGCAAAATATGACAATGACTTTAAAGATATTAAGGTTAGCAGAATGACATATGGCAAAAAAGATTTTTCATTACAGACACCATATATTCAGACACAAGATGATGCTAATAGTTTGATGGAGTGGATTGTTAATAAAGTAATTAAGCCTAGAAGGTCTGTAGGACTAAAGATTTTTGCAACTCCAATCTTACAACTAGGAGATATAGTTACTTTAGATTATCAAGATAATGATTTAGTTAATCAAGTATCTAGCCCTTCAAGCAGATTCGTAGTATATAATATAGAGTATGCAAAAAATTCAGAAGGGCCAGATATGACTGTTTATCTGAGTGAGGTTTAAAATGGCTGGAGCAACACCAAACCTACCAGCACCAACCTCTTCTAATGCAGAAGAAGGAGTACTTGCAGCATCCAAGGATATTTTTGTTATTACAGATGAATCTCTTCCAATAGAGATAATGACTGATCTTGTCTTTGAAGACATAGGTGGACAAGAGATAATTAATATATCAAGATCAGATATTGTAAATGGCCAAAACGTTATTTATCAGCCAATCAAAAACCTAACATCATTAAACTATCAGTATAACCCACAAAATATAATCTCACTACAGGATACATCAGAAACTTACTTTAAGAAGTTTCCAATACAACTTAACAAAAAGATACCTACTGTTGGAACTGGTCCAAATGGTGAGACAGTTTATATCGATCCAAATACAGGGGATTTAATAATAAATGTAATTAACTTAGAAAAAGATGAGCAGGTAGAGGTTCAAATCCTTAATGGTGGAGCCCTATTTAATGATACAATATATGAGGTGAATTAAATGATTACTAATACTGGAAAAAATATCTTAGCAAAGTATCTATTAGGACAGGCTCCAGCCTACGCCTCATACATTGCTCTTGGCTGTGGAGCAAAGCCATTAGCCTCAGATGGTGTTCTTGGTGACTACTCCGATAAAGAAAGACTTAACTTCGAGATGTTTCGTGTGCCAATTATTTCTCGTGGATATGTCTCTGAGGATGATATAACAAAACTTGTTTTAACAGCAGAACTTCCATCAGAAGAAAGATATGAAATAACAGAAGTTGGTATATTTTCTGCGGGATCAAACACTTCAGCAGGAGCATATGACAGTAAGTCTATATATGCATTTACACAAGATGAAAACTGGGAATATCACACTACAACTGCAGCGACGTCTATTCCAATTAAATATGAGCCATTAGACGGAGACTTACAGAATAACGTTATAAACGTAACCGAAAAAGTATTTCAAACAAATGCTGATAATCGTATTTTTACAAACCAGGATAGATATCTAAGATATGAAAGATGCAGATTCTTTAATAACATTGTTGTTATGAGGGGGGATGTGTCAGACATATCAACTGATATTAATAATCACCTTGTCATTAATACAGGATCAGAACATCTTCACCTAACTGGTGCCAACCTTGACTTTAATAGAAATGCTCCAACTGATGAGATTAAGTTAGCATTTACCGTAATCAATAAAGACGGAGAGTCTAATGCAGTTCCAGACAATGTAAAAATTATTGTTGAGTTTGCATCGTCAGATATTAATAATACTGGTGAGTGGGCAAGGTTTGAAGTAAACATAGACAACGGAACTGGATCAGGTCAGCATAACTTTAGTACAAATAGATATGTAGTTGCAACAAAACAACTACAAGAATTATATAAGAGTTCTGGCTTTACATGGAGTCAGGTTGACGTAGTTAAGATTCTTGCTTGCGTAACAGATGGCGGATCTAAATCAGAGAATTTTTATGTATGCCTTGATGCAATTAGATTAGAAAATAATAGCACTGCAAATCCACTGTATGGAATGAGCGGTTATTCTGTTATTAAAAATATAGGAGCACAGCCTATAATCAAGTTGGCAAATACAACAAACTACATTGAGTTTAGATTTGCTTTGGATGTTCAATAATGGCATTACCAGATAGCGGTATTAAAAAAGTAATAATCCCAAAATCTTCTTTGCCACAGAGATCTGGAGAAAACAAAAACTATGCTGTTAGATTTAGAGTTGTGTCAGAAGATAAAAATAGAAATTCTCACTGGTCAATTAAGTACACAGTTCCACTTCCAGATGTAATTGCAATAGATTACAGAATTGCTGTAGATCAATCACATGACATGGTTACGGCTGTTTGGGTTCCAGAGGCTGGTACAAAATCTGAATTTGATGTTTATATCAAATGGGATAGTGAACCATGGCAGTTTGTTTCTACTGTTTTTACAACAGCATATTCTACAATTATTAAAACAGGCGCAAATCTTGTACAAATTGCTGTACAGGTTCCAACATTTCCTAAACAAAGATATACAGGCTCTACCCTTTTTGAGTCTACACAAGAAAACGTTTAATGGTATAATAGATATATCATGTCAAAACTACCACTACCAGAGCGAGGTCAACCACTAGATGTTTCATATATCTATCAGTTGGCTACAGCCATAAATGATCTTTCATCACAGATATCTCCAGCAGTCTACAAATATGTTACAGTAGATACTCCAGGAGTTGGAAAACAAAGTGTAAAGGCTTCTGAGGCTAGAATTATTGGTGGCTATGTAAACGTTGTAAATAGTTCTACACGAAATGCTGGAACAGAAGTTACATTCTCGTATGATTTTCCAACCGATTTTAAGTATGCACCAATAGCAACTGCAACACCAATTAACATTGGTGGAACTGATGCTGGTAAAAATGTTTCAGTAGTGTTAAAAACAGTTACAACTTCAAAGATTGAAGGAATTGTTAGATTTGGAACAACAGGAGATATGTCGGTAGATGTCAATCTTGTAATCATTGGAATTCCAAATTAATAATGATAAAATGTATCAAATGCACACGAAGAATGTTTATAGATAGACAGTACAGCAAAATTGATTACTTGGAAGTTTATTGTATTTATTGTGGATCACGAAGATTCTTTAATCCACCAACAGCAACAGCAGAGGGACAATGGCTACTAAAAAAGGAAGTATTGAGAGCGAAGGCTACAATGTCGCCCCTGTAATTCCAGGGAATAAAAAGGTTTGGTTTTTAAACGGAGACCTAGTAAGAATACACCATTTAAACAAGTCTAATGGAATAATGTCTGTTTATAATATTACACAAGACAGAATAGAAAGTTGTCTTATTAATGATTTTAGAAACAAAAGACAACGAGCATATACAGTTGGCCAGACTGCTGATTTAGTTAATCGTCATAAAAAATATATGCCATCATTAATGAAACGAGGAATCATTCCATTTCCAACAGGATCACAAAAGGGTGGAGCAAGAGGCTTTCGGGTTAGATCTTATTATTCAGAATCGCAAGTTAAAGAGATCCGTGATATACTTGCTACATACCACATTGGAAGACCAAGAAAAGATAACTTAATAACAAATGATATAACTCCATCTCAACAAGAGTTGACACGCAGGATGGGTGACGGTATACTTACATATACGAGAACTGAAGATGGAAGATTTATTCCAGTGTGGAATGAGTCTATTTAACGAAGGGTATGAAATGTCAGAAGTAGAAAAAGTAGTTAGCAACGATAATACTAAGGTTGGGGTAACTCTTGGTTACACACTCAATCTTGGGAACTTTCAGTCATTGAGGATTGATCTCAATGTTATTGATTCTAAGCGTGAAGGCGAGAATACAAACGACGCATTTGAGCGAGTCTATAAGTTTGTAGAAGACAAGTTGACAGAAAAGGTCAACGAAGCAAAGTCTGAAATCTCAGAGTAATGGCAGAACGCAAAGACCGAATGGCTTTGCTTTCAAGATACAGCAAGTATCATACCGCAAGGTACGAATCAAAGCCATCCCTTAATCTTAATGTAGAGCAGTGGGCATCAGATGCACTGGTAGAGTCATATGGACTATCAGGTTGTTACGATATACTTGAGTATTACTTTTTAGTTTCAGAGAATCCATCATGGAACTATTTTGCATACAATGCAGAAAAGATTCTTCAGGCACAGAAAGAAAAAAAGAAAGATGATCAAGAGAGAGCAGAGCGTAGGAAAATGGCAAAGGAGTGGTTAAGTGAATAATACAGAAGCAAAACTAATCTCCGCAGTTTTAAACGATAAGCAAGTTCATGTTCTCTTACAGGCAAATGTTGACAACTTGCTAAGAACACACACAGATGTATGGAACTTCATTAGAAATTATTTTGAACATAATAGTGCAGTTCCACCAGTAAACCTTGTTGTAGAAAAGTTTCGTGACTTTCAGCCAGTCGATGGCGTC